CTTTATACCATGCAGCTAACTTCTTAGGTGGTATAGATCCTAACCAAGTTCAACAATGGTTACAAATGTATATCGCAGCTATGGAAAGATGCGAAAATAACGACAAACAAGATTCATATGGTGGAGCTCCTGTTCAACAAAGAACAGATATACAAACCGACTTATCATTTTACAGGTCTAGATAATGCAAATACCTTTTGGAGAATGGATGCCTGATCAACCAGAACATGGTATGAAAGGGGCTAACGTAGCAACTAATGTTTACCATGCTTTAGGATCTTATAAAAGATTCCCATCATTAGTATCATACTCAGGAGCATCAACAACTGTTACAGATGCACATGGTTCAGGATCATTTAGAGATAACTCTAATGCTGTATTTAATTTTGTAGCAACTAAAACAGATTTATTTCAATTAGCATCAGGAACTTTTACTTCTCGTAAAGGAAGCTTAACAGGAGATGATGATGACTATTGGACATTCACACAATTTGGTGAATACGTAATTGCAAGTAATGGAGTAGATGCAGCTCAATATTATTTAATGGGAACATCAACTAACTTTGCTAATCTTACAGCAATTCAAACAGCAGGGACTTGTCCTTTGTTTAGAGTCTCTGGAGTAATTAGGGATTTCTTAGTTGTAGGTAATATTAGTGGAGCAACAAACAGAATTCAATGGTCTGGTATTAATGACATAACTATATGGTCAGGTAAACAATCAGACTACCAAGACCTTCCAGGATCAGGTGGTAGAGTTGTAGCTATAACTTCTGGAGAAGTAGGTTATGTATTTAGACAAAATCAAATAGTTCGTATGGACTATGTTGGTGGAGCAACAGTATTTAGACTGTCAGTTATATCTCCAAACAGAGGAGCAGTATACGGAAAAACAGTATGTCAAGATAATAGACGTGTATTCTTTTATGCTGATGACGGATTCTATGAAATACAAGGTGATAATGTAGTAGGTATTGGAGTAGAAAAAGTTAACAGATTTTTTGATGCTGATTTAAATAAAGCATATTCTGATAGAATAGTAGCAGCAACAGATCCTTTTAATACATTAGCTATGTGGTTGTACCCATCAGTTAATAATACTTCTAATACAACAGGTACTTGTGATAGAATAATTATATATAACTATGCTACACAAAAATGGTCTTTAGCTAAAACAAATGCTAGTCAAATATTTTCACAATTTGTAGGAGCTTATACAGTAGAATTAATGGATATTATATCTCAAAACCTTGAAGATATTAACGCTGCTTTAGATACAGATTATTGGGATGGTGGACAAATGTTTTTAGGTGCAATAGATAACGAATTTAAAGCTGCAATCTTTTCAGGAAACTCAAATGAGTGTGAAATAGAAACAGCAGAGATAGAAGGTTTTAAAGGAGCCAGAACTAACATTCAAGGAGTTAGACCAATAGTAGATGCAGAAGCAACAGTTACTGTAAAAACTAGAGAAAGATTAGCAGATACAGAAACAGAATCTAGTTCATCTTCTATGTTAACAAGTGGTATTAACCCAGTTAGACAATCAGGTAGATACATAAGAGCTAATGTAAAAATAGCTTCAGGAACTACATTTAATCATGCACAAGGAATAGATCTTGTTGCATCAAAAGCAGGATATAGATAATGAGTGATTCAACAGACATAGATAATGTTAGATATTCTATGGAGACACAAGAATTTTTTCAAAGACAAATTGAAGAAGCAATTAATACATTAGTTAACAAAAACAATACTGAAAGCAATAAAGCTTACAGTTGGTTTATGGAATAGGGAGATTTATGGCAGGAACATTTTTAGGTAAATACGACACAACAGCAGCAAACAATACAGCTACAGGAACTGATTCAGTTTCAGTTGCTGAAGGAATGCTACCATCAAATATTAATAATGCTTTTAGAAGTGTTATGGCTGATATTAGACAGCATTATAATGATGCTGAATGGATTGAATATGGAGATGGAGCAGGTGCATATACACCTACTTACGTATCAGGAACAAGTTTTACAATTGATGGAGTAAACGTAGCAGCTATTTATCATGTTGGACGTAGAGTTAAAGTTACTGCAAGTACACCAGGAACTATTTATGGATCAATTACAGCAGTAGCATTTTCTACAAATACAACAGTTACAGTATCTTGGGACTCAGGATCTTTATCTAGTGAAGCTATTACTAGCGTATTCATTGGAGCTCTAGCTAACACAAATAAATCTATTCCTATAGCAAGTATTGCAACAGCTAATATAATTGATGATGCAATCACTACTGCAAAAATTAATGCTGATGCAATTACTGGAGCTCAAATTGCTGATAATGCAATAGACTCAGAACATTACACAAATGGTAGTATAGATACTGCACACATTGCTGCTGACCAAATAGTTGCTTCTCTAATTGCTGATAACGCTATTGATAGCGAACATTATACAGATGGTAGTATTGACAATGCTCATATAGCAGATGATGCTATTGATAGTGAACATTACGCTGCAGGTTCAATAGACACAGCTCATATTGCAGACGCACAAATTACAGTTGCCAAGATGGCAATAAATTCTATTGACTCAGATCAATATGTTGATGCTAGTATAGACAACGCTCATTTAGCAGCAGATTCAGTTACAGCAGATAAAATTGCAGACGCAGTTATTGTAACTAATGCTGAACAATCTGGACATACACCAGGTGATACTACATTTTTTACAACATCAGCTTCTGATGGAAGATACTTTAGACAAGATAGTTCTGAAACAATAGAATCAGGAGATACTTGGTCTGGTTCAGATGCTTATGTAGCAACAACTGCTGCTATTGATGCTAGAATTGTAGATTTAGTAGATGATGTTGGTGGTTTTGTAGCTATTGCTAATGAAACAAGTTTTCCAAATACTAATCCAGATGTAAATGATGGTGCTGGTACTATTATTTCTATTAAAGAAATAGCAAGTACAAGAACTCCAAGTACAGGAACTGTAACAATATCTGGTGGAACTCTTGGTGCATCTACAGTAACAATTACAGGGTGTGGTTCTACAGTTTTAACTGCTGGTTATGGTGTATTAGTTGAAACAAGCACAACATTAAATACTTATACTTTTCATAGATTAACACCAAAGGCAACTGAAGTTACAACTGTAGCTTCTATTTCAGGTGATATTACAACTGTAGCTGCTAATGATGCTAATATTACAAGTGTAGCAGACGATATAGATACAATCACAACTAATATAAGTAATATAACTGTTGTTGGTCAAGATTTAAGTAATAACTTTACTCACATTATAGATAATGGTGCAATTACAGATTCAGTAACAAGCACAGCAGGTTCATCAGTAATTGATTTAGTAGCTGATGATATAACTGATGTTACTACTGTTGCTGGACAAATTTCTCCAACTAATAATATTTCGGCAGTTGCTGGAATTTCAGCAGACATAACTGCAGTTGCAGGTATATCAGCTAACGTAACTTCTGTTGCAGGAGATGCTACAGACATAGGAACTGTCGCAACAGATTTAGCAGGTTCAAATAATATAGGTACAGTTGTAACAAACATTGATAATGTAAATTTAGTAGGTGGTTCAATTGCCAATGTTAATGAAGTTGGAAATAATATTGGAACTGTAAATGAGTTTGGTGAAAGATATAGAGTTGCTTCAACAGATCCTACAACAAGTTTAGATGAAGGTGATTTAGTTTATAATAGTACAGCTAATGCTTTAAAATATTATAATGGAAGTGCTTGGATAACTGTAGTTGCTGGTTCACTTAAAGACATTGTTCAAGATGGCACACCTCAATTAGGTGGAAACCTAGATACTCAAACTTTTACTGTAGATGGCAGAGACGTTAGTACAGATGGTACTAAACTAGATACAATAGCAACAAGTGCTACTGCTAATCCAAATGCTATTGACAATGTAGTAGAAGATACAACACCTCAATTAGGTGGTGAATTAGATGGTCAAGATAACAATTTAACTAATATAGGAACAATTAGTGGAACAAATCTTCAATTAGATTTTGGTGGACTATAATATATAAATATGTATAACAATTTAGAATTAAGGAGTATAATATAACATGGCAAAAAGATTACAACTTAGAGGTGGAACAACATCTCAACATTCAACATTTACAGGTGCGTTAAGAGAAGTAACTGTTGATACTGATAAAGATACTTTAGTGGTACATGATGGTGCTACAGCAGGTGGTATTCCTCTTGCTACATCAACTAATTTAACAACTCTTTCAGCAACAAATTTAACAAGTGGTACAGTACCAGATGCAAGATTAAGTTCTTCGGTAGCTACACTTACTGGAACACAAACGCTTACAAACAAAACTTTAACTTCACCTAAAATAAATGAAGATGTAGCTGTAACTTCTACTGCAACAGAACTAAATTTATTAGATGGTGTTAGTGGATTAGTTCAAGCTGACTTTACTAAATTAGCAGCTGTTACTTCTACTGCTGATGAACTTAATTTACTTGATGGAGTATCTGGATTAGTACAAGCAGATTTTACTAAACTTGCTGCTGTAGATTCAACTGCTGCAGAATTAAATTATTCTGATCTTGCAACACTAGGTACTACTGCTGCTTCAAAAGTATTATCAGCAGATGCTAACAATCTAACAAAAGTATCTGGTGCTGTAGCAAATGTAGAAGATACATTAACAGATGATACTACTATAACTTGGGACGTAATTGATTCTCCAGTTGCAAAAGTTACGTTAGCTGGAAACAGAACTTTATCTGCACCAAGTGGAACTACACCTATTTCTGGTCAATTTGTTTCATTACTTATTATTCAAGATGGAACTGGTAGCAGAACTATTACTTGGAACGCAGCATACGAATTTACAGAAGATACTGCACCAGATTTAACAGAAACAGCATCTAAAGGCGATTTATTTACGTTTCGTTATAATGGAAGTAAATGGCTAGAGATTGGTAGAAATTTAGAATTAACTTTATCATAGGAATATTATGTACGCATTAGTAACAGACGGAACAATCACAAAATACTTTAATAATATAGAAGGATTTACTATTGGAGATTTACAATATCCTAAAGACATATTTACTAAATGGTCTGTTGAAGAAAAAAAGGAAATAGGTATTTACGAAATAGTATTTGATAAAAGTAATTTTAAAAATGAAAATTATTATATTAATACTGTTCCAACTTTTGCTTTTGCTAATGATACAGTTACAGCTTCATATGGAACTGCTACTCCAAAATCTTATACAGAATTAAAAACACAATTTATTAAAGATTTAAAAATAAATGTTGCAAATGAATTATCTAAAACTGATTGGTATATTACAAGAAAAACAGAAAAAACAACTGCTATACCTAGTGCTATTACAAATCACAGAGATGCAGTTAGAACTATACAAGCAAGTATGGAAACTTTAATTACAAATGCAGCAAACACACCAGCATTAGAAACTCTTTACACTTATGTTAATACCTCTGCAGAAGGTGATCCTGTAATAATGGAAAGACCATTAGGGGTACTACCAACATTGGAAATTTAATGTTTTCTATTATACCAGCAAATTCGGCACAAGGAGTTTCACCAACACAAAAAGCAATATTTGGTTATGGAAATACTGGAAGTATAGTTTCAATAACTAACTTAGTAAATAGTTCTGGTGTTGTAGCAACAGACGTAACTGGTGTAGGTACAGCAAGATCATTGATTGGAGCAACATCTTATGGAACAGATAAAGCAATCTTTGCTTATGGTTATAATGGAGGATACCTTTCAATGAGTAATTTAGTATCAAACTCTGGAGTTGTAGCAACAGATGTAACTGGAGTTGGTACTGCTAGGAGAGGATTAGGTGCTGCTGCATATGGTGGCGACAAAGCTATTTTTGCTTATGGTACTACTGGAAGTAGAGTTTCATTATCAAATCTAGTTAATAATTTAGGTGTTATTGGAAGTGATGTAACTGGTGTAGGTACTGCTAGAGCTGATATAGCAGCTTCTGGATATGGAGGAGATAAGGCTATTATGGGTTATGCTATTAATGCTAGTGGAGTATCTTCTATAACCAATTTAATTTCTAATTCTGGTGTTGTGGCAAGTGATGTAACTGGAGTTGGTACAGCAAGATATAATGCAGAAGGTGCAACATATGGTACAGACAAAGCAATATTTGCATATGGATATGCTGGTTCTAATGTTTCAATGAGTAATCTAGTTAGCAATCTTGGTGTAGTTGCTACTGATACTACTGGAGTAGGTACAGCTAGGAGATCTATAGCTGCAAATGGGTATGGTGGTGATAAATCTATATTTGGTTATGGTTATGTTTCAGGTGCAGTAAGCATGACTAATCTAGTTTCAAATAGTGGTGTAATAGCAACTGATGTTACAGGAGTTGGTACTGGTAGATATTTATTAGCAGCTTGTGGGTATTCAATAAGTGCATAAAATTAATAACAACAACATAGAAAGAAGATAAAAACATGGCATCAAAACTAAATACAGAGTTTAATTATAGATACCAAGTAATAGGAGATACACCTTGGGAAAAGATAAAAACTTTACAAGGATTTCTTGAAGGTAGAATTAGAGCAGCAGCACTTGAAGAAGTAGGTGATTTAAAAGATCAAGCTAAAGTTGCTA